GTTACATCTCCAGCAACTACATAGGTTTGTATTGGTTTATTGGTTTGTGCTGATATTGTTTGTGCTAATTGATTTGAGCTATCTGCACCTACGATATTAAAACTTGGTGCTGCTGATTGTATTGATGGTGCTGATGCTCTTATACCACCACCTGCTGCGCCACCTGATCCACTTGTGTCAACACTTTTAATTTGTCTTACTGCTGCTAAACCTGAAGCTAATACTGTTGCAGTTGATGCTATTCTTTGAATAGTTGCAAAAGGCTCAGGTAATACGCTTTCTGACTTCCAAACTTGTGTTACACCTTGATATGTATTAACTAATGCTGATGCTACACCTGCTGCTTTTCCTGCTTTTGTGTTTTTACCTAAAATAGTTGAAGCTGTAGCTAATGTACTACCAATAACTGCTAATTTTTGTTGTTGTTCAATTTGTTGGATTTTAACAAGATTATTACTTTGTCTTTCTTCTTCTTTTAATTTTAAGTTGTTATAATATTTAATTAATTCTGCTTTTTGGTCTTCTGTTGCTTTCAAAGATGTTAATTCAGCTAATGCTCTCCCTTTTTCTCTCTCTATTTTTTGTAAATCGGTAATGTCTTCTGCATCTTGATTTAACTTTGTAAATCTATCTCTTATATCTTGTATTGCTTTTTGTCTTTCAGACTCATCTTTAATTGATTTTGTTATATTATCAGCTATTAGTTTACCTATTTTATCTAATGTATTTAATTGTTTTTCTTGTTCCTCGGTTGTTTCTTTATTTGTTTTAGCAATATTAATATCAAGATCAAGTATTTTACTTCTTGAGTCTTTAATTTTATCAGTAAGCTCTTTTGTTTTTTCATTTTGTCCTGACAATGCTTCAACAGCTAAAGCACTTCTATCAACAAGACCAAGATAACTTCCAACACCATTTACTAGTTTTTCCCAAGTTGTAACCTCTTTTGCTTGTGCAGTTTCTTTTTGTAATTGTATTTCTAACTCATCTATTAATAATAATAAGTTTTGTTTTTGTAATTCAAACTTTTGTATTAATAATTTATTTATTTCATCAGTTTCCTTTCCTTGTAGCTTTAATAACTCTTTTTGTCTTTCTAATAAAGTAACTTCGCTTTTAGTAGCTATTATTAACTTATCAGTTCTTTCTTCTAATTTTTTTAATTCAGGATTTGATCCTGTTATAAAGTTTTTAATCTTGTCCCAGTTTGCAGCTAATAATCCAACAGCGACTACCAAAGCACCAATACCTGTTGCGAGTAATGCTTTTTGAAATGCAGACATAGCAACTGCTGCACCCCTTATTCCTTTTCCAACACTAACAAATAATTTTCCAAATGATTGTATCTGATAAGAAAGACCACCTGTAATTTTACTTAAACCTGCTGATATATCTCTATTTTTTAATAAAGTTTCGTTAAATTGAATAGCTTTTACTGTACCAACTGTTCTTTCTTTATTTGCTAATTTTAATGCTTGTGTATCTCTTTTTTGCTCAATTCTAGCATCTACTAAAATATTTTTTTGTTTTTCTATCTCTTGTTTAGTTTTTTTTATTTGTGATTCTAACCTTAACTGACCTTTATAACCTTTAAAATTAAAATTTTCTAAATCTTGTTCAGCTTTTAATAGCGTTTTTCTAAGATCATTAATTGTTTGCTCTTGCTCAATTACTGAAGAAGTAACTTCTGCTAAATTCTTTTTTGCTTGTTCTGCATTAACTCGAACATTTATGAATTGATCTGCCATTTAATTTCTTTTTTTAATAATTTATAACCATCAGAAACATTTTCAGGTAGTTTATATTTTCCTTGTGCAATTTTAATATTTTCAGTTTCGCCATTTGCAAACTCTAATAATTCAATAATATTAACTATCATACATTTTTAAGTTTATTTAATAATTCTAGTGTACTTTCTCCTGTCTGTAAATTTGTGTTTATCTTATTTATAATAAACTCCTCATTAGATATAACAATAGTATCACTTAATTTATAATTTAAAAGAAAACTTTGTGGTAGTATGGCTTTTACTTTTACTAATCTTCTGTTATAACTAAATATGTCGCTTATATATTCTCTGTAATAAGTTTGAAATAAAGTATTGCTATCTATATTTGGTATAAAAGGATCAACCTCTGTACTAAAGTTTATTGTTTGACTTGCTGTAACAGATGTATATGTTATTGTAATATTACTTATACTATCAAAATTACTTGTGATAACAACGCTATTTGTAATTACATTATTTATAGTTGTGTTAGCACCATCATTAACACTTACTGTTTGTGTTGCACCATTAGAATCGAAATAACTAAACGTAACTGCACTTGATTCAGCACCAGCGACAGCTATGTTTACATTAGAAGTACCTTGTTCAAAATTAGTTGCTCTATTAATTGTTGAGATACTTGCTGGTGTACCTACGCCATTACCATTATACATTTGAATCGGTGTTGCACTAACACTTTGATTTTTTCTAACAAATAATAATGGATTACCTATTGTAGGACTTTGATTGTCATCTACAAAATAACCAAAACCTATATTAGTATTTGCACTACCATTAACATTTTTTAATCTTTCAAACAACATCTTTTCATAGGGAGAAGTTATTTTATAGTCTTGCCCTCTGTTTAATCTAGGATCACGACCACTATTACTAGCATCACTTGCTTTAACTGCTCCATACTCTCTTGAGTTTAATTTGTTATAATAAAATGCTGAGAAAGTTTTAGGGTCTTGAAAAGTAAACTCAATATCATTAAAAGGTACACTAAAATTACTTTCACTATCATCTATTTTTATATATTCTGTAATATCTCGACTTGTACCACTTTCATAAAAGCTGTCTAATGTCTGTACTTTAACTTGACCATACGTACTACTAGAGATGTTATTATCTACAAAAGCAGTTAAATTAAAAGTTTTAAATAAACCTGTTAAAAAATTTAATATTTTCATATCAGGTATCTGATCACTAATATAAATTGTATCTACTATTGATTCAGGTTTTATAACACCTGCTTGTACTGTATATTCTTGTGGGCTTGTTTCTACTGATTCTAGTATTTTTACACAACTTAAAGTATAAGTAACCGACAAAGAAGTTTCTGTTGTTTCAATTACAAATTCTATATTATGATTTTCTATTGTAGTTGCAATATCTGTATCAAACTGAAATTCTACAACAGTATTAGCTGTGCCTGATACGTGAGAAACCTCTGTAACTACTTCATTAGTTCCAGCTTTTCTTAATCTTGCTGTAAAGTTTTTAGTGTTTACAGTTGGTGCAACAGTCCAAGTAACCCTCATTGATTCTTTGTCGTCAAAACTAGACTGACTTGTCATACCTGTCGCAAACCTAAATATACCACCATCAAAAACAGGTGCTATGCCTGTAAAACTATGAGGTGGTGTTTGAGTAGTATCACTATCAAAAAACTCAATAACATCTCCTGTAAAACTTTGTATTTTATCTACAACTATTAAGTTTGTACTTGTTTCATTTGTTGGTGTGACTCCTATCTCTCCTTTGTTTCTGTGTAACCACATATATAAATTAGAAAAGAATCCTGTTGTTTTAAAAAAGTCATCTGTAAAGTTTATATCTATCTCATTGTCTTGTTCTATTACTTTTATAATATCTATAATTCTTAATGCTGGTTTAAGATCAGTATATTGAAATCCTTTAGTAGTTCCTAATCTTTCTGTGTTTCCTGATCCTGAATCTGCTTGACTACCACTATAATATAAATTTCTTGTTGTATCGCTTCTTGCTTGTGTTGTTAAAACCCCACCTGCTGTACTATCATATATAAATCTTTGTGTATGTGATATTAATGGGTATATAACGTGAGCTGTTGATACACTTTGACCATTTAACTCATTAACAAAACTTTGTAATCCGAGTTTTACTTTTATAGCATTGTAATCGTGATTGAATTGCGAAAAATCTAAACTACTTAATTTTCTATCTTTTACTTTGTCTTTTAGCTGTACTGTTTGACCATAGAAAGTTATATTATAACTATCAGGAACATTGTTTTTTAACTTTACGCCATTCATAACAATATAACCTGCTCTAAATGGTTTGTAGTTTAATTCAAGTATTGCATCTAGCTTTGAGTTTGCATCAAATATACCATCAGGTATTGCATCTGATACAAGATCACGTCTATAATAATGTTTAAATAATTTATTATTAACACTACTTGCTGGTAAATTAAAAGTTTTACTAAAATCTGTAAATACCTTTTCTATATCTCTTATATCTTGTATTGTTTGTGTAAGTGTAATCTGCTCATCTTCAAATAAATCTAAATGCTGATAGTTAATATCAGTAATTAAGTTTATCTCATTCCATTTTCTGAAAGTATTTTCCCAAAGAGTTTCTGTCAAATTCCATATATCAGGATTAGGGTCAGGACTTTCTAAAAGAATACTCGGTATTGCTAGACCTACCTGATTCATTATCTTATTGTATTTAATTTATCATATGCAAATTTAAACTCAATAGTATAATTTGCTAATCTATCATTTAAACTCGTTTGAAATGTAACTTTTTTATTTTGTGGTATAACAGGCAGTTGTTGGTTATCTTTAAATATCCAGCATCTCGGACTCATTAACAATTCTTCAATTACTTGATTATAACTATCATTAACATACCCTGTATTCATTGAAATACTTTCTCTGCTCATTATGTTTCTAGTTTTATATTGAGCATTGTTTACAGAATATGTCGCACCTGTTGTTAAAGTATTGGCTTTGTATTCTTCTCTTTCGATATCTATACTTTCTATTGATTTTAGAAAAAAGTTTACTCTTTGTAAAGCACCGAATCTATTTATAAATGTTACAGGAAAGTTTGTAAATTTTTCACAATGTTGTTCTTCTACTTTTATTGTTTCTGTTGATCCACCTGTTACTATATCAACACTTGTCAAAGTAGCTGTTGTACTTGTAGCATATTCTATTGCTGTGTTTGTAGTATCTACACCTGTTGCAACTGTTACGCTTGTTACTGTACTTGCACCATTTTTAAAATTAACTGTTGTTGCACCTGCTAAAGTATCGCTACCTGAGTTTACACTTAGGTTTGCTAATACAGGTATTTTAAGTATTTCTTGTGCTTCTCTAAATATAGTATCGTTTGACATTAATTTAGTTACGCTTCCTTTATATGCACTTAAAATTAAAGTAGTTGCACTATTAGTTTGTGTCTCAGTTGTGAATCCATCTTCAAAATATCCGATACCATCAAAAGCTAACATATTTGTAGTTATTGCATCTAAAGCTGTGCCTGATGAGTTTCTAGGGGTTGCTATTGTTTTTACCCAAAGATTAAGACCATTATTACCAAATGTTCCACTAAAACTATATGCTATATAATCTTTAATTAATTCTCCTATTTCAAATATTACAAAGTTATTATTTGCTACTTCGTTTTTTCTTAATTGATATGTTACAGTTGGACTTGCTTGGTATGTACCACTATAAATATATATATCTAAATTACAATCAGCTAAATTTGTATTAGATATTTTAAGATATACTGGTGTGTTTATATTTACTTTATATATTGCCATCTTATTTTTGTTTATCGAATATTAGTTGTAAAGCTGTATCAAAATCTTCTCCATATGCTACTGCAATTTGCTCAGGCAACTCTTTAAAGTATTTTGTAAATGGTTTTGTAAAAAATAATGTTGGTTTAATTCCTTTTCCAAATATTGATCTTGCTATTAAAAACGTTAATGATTTTTGAAAGCCCACACTATCAACACTTCTTCTTTTAAATCTTCCTTTAACATCTCTTATTGTTTTATTAAAACTTCCTTTTCTTATTACCCATTGATCGAAAGCTGATGGTGGTGGCATTTTAGTTGTATATTTATATTCAGGAAAACTACTACCATAATATTTTTTACCAACACTTTCACCTGACTTTGTTCCTTTGATACCTAAGTCTTGATATTTTCCATAACCCTCCATAAAAAAACTTATTAAACTTTGTCTTTCACTAATCTTTTTTGTAAAACTTATACTATTTAATAATCTACCACTTACTGCTTGTTTTTGTGCATTAAACTTTGCTTCATAAACTACTTTACTTGCAAACTCTTGTATCACTTCTGTAACGTTTTTTAAATTCATTAACAAATATTTATATCATTACCTATTAAAATATCCATAGTAGCTACCCACCCAGCAACCTCATTTTCAAATCTATCAAAAAATGGCTCACAACTTACAACACCATCTAACTGATATTGATTTGTGTATAATGTTCCACTTCTTAATAATTCTATTAATTTATTTACTACTGCTAATTGAGTGTTTAAAATATCGTGTTCATTGTTATTACCAAAAAATATATCAGTAACCTCATCTTTACTTTGATCTACTATATCCATACAAATTACACTTATATTAAATCGTAAAACTTGTGGCTCTTGTGAAACACTATTTACAATTATATGGCTTAATGGGAATATAGTTTGTTTTGCTAAATCTATTTTTGTAATATCTCCTGTTGTAACAGTATTCACATTTTCATCATTTAGTAAATTATCTTTTATAGTTGTCGTTATTAAATAAAAACCTCTAACACCTATGTTGCTCATTTTAAATTATTTTTTATTTGATTCTGTTCTAATTCGTTTTTCTCTTTTATAAATTCTAAAGCATATAAACATTCGTGCATATTTAGTTTAGTGATATCTTTGTATCTTGTAATATCTCCTTTAGCGAGTGCATAAATTGATTGATACCACCCCCACTTTGTTCCAAAATTTGAGACTGAAGTAAGGTCGCCCTCTCCTGTGGTTTCAAATAATCCAGCATAGTCTTGCTCAAGTCGTTCCCTAAATTGTAAAAAAAAACAATGGAAGAAAAACATACATCAAGTGGCATTTGCTTTAAATCTATTTTATTATCTGCTTTATATTTTTCTATTATATATCTATCGTTATATTTTTGTATAACAGGTCTATATAAAACTGACATAGCTAAATGCATATTATCCCATTCTTTAAAATAAGTATCTAAATCAACATACTCACCAAAAGTCATTTCATCTAAATTCGGTATAAATCCAAATTCTATTTTATTAGCTTTAAAGTGTCTTATTAAATTAGGTGTTTCTTCTTGAAAAATATCTGTTATCTTTTTAGATATTCTATTAATATGCGACATACGATATTCTATCATATTACCATAAGGTACATTACAAAATATCTCAATCATTTTTGATCCTAATACAAGTTGATCTTTTTCTGTTTCTTGTATTTTTAAGAATCTTTGATACTGTCCTAAAGTAATATCACTTAAAGTATCAGGCACACTTATTTTAATTCTCATAATTATATAACAATTTAATTAATATATTTTAAAAAAAAAAGGTAGCCATTTCTGACTACCTATCAAACAACTAACATAGAAATATATGAAAATAATAAATCTATGAAAAACAACGCTATGTTAATTGTATGTATACACCTACAAAAAACATTAACCAAAGTAATGTCGCTTGTAATAAAAATTTAATATTCTTCATTTTTTATTATTATATTTTCGTTTATAAACTTTTTATATTTCTGTATCATTTCTTTTTTTTCCTTTTCGCTATCTACATATTTTGGTATCGCTAACCAATAGTGTTCTTCTTTTGATCCAAAAAACTTTTTTAATATCCAACCTAACACTCTCATTCTTTTGTTACCATTGGTTTAAGAAATATATCCTCAATATTAATTTGTATACGTGGACCATTAAAACAAAAAGGTACATCATTATCTAAATCATAACAAGTTTTGTCGTGTGGACTCCAAACAAAAATTCTATCACTAGACATCTCGAATATATTTATTAAATCTTCGTTTGATAATTTATTATATATTTGCGATAATTCTTTAATGTCCATAATAAGGATTAGTTTGCATTTTTTCTTTACCATCCCATAAATAAGCATTACTATATGAATTTATATTTATACTAGGATCATTTGAATCTTTATAGTATTTTATTCTGCAAAGAAATTCTTTACCTGTATTTACAGATGCGATATAAGGTACAACTGCATCTTGATATGGTGTGCTTTTTTCATCTACTTTTTTATTTTCTAACCATTTAAATTTAGCACTTGATTTACCTACTTTTTTTGTAACAATATAGTAGTCTATATTTGTTTGTTCGTAACCCCAAGACCTATAAAATATATCGCCTACTTTTATTTTTTCGTTATTGTAACTATACCTTTTCATATCCTATTCTTGAGTTTATCATTGCATTAATTTTTTCTTCTTGTGTGCCAATATATTTACCACATAATACAATACATTCAGTAGTAACTTCTGTACCGATTTTATATTTTTTCTTCTTCAATATAATATCTGATAAAAGTTTAAATGTTTTTCTTCCGTGATAACCCATAACATCTCTGTCAGGTTTATCATTTTT